CTTGTGCCATCAAACTTATGTGTTCAAATATATTTTTTTGCATTGCAGCCAAAATATTTGGGTTTGTTCGTGCAATTTGCGTGCCCATAAACGCTAAATGCGCTTTCATGTGTGCTGTATGGTCTTGTTTAGGGAAGGCTTTGATAACTTTACCTGATAAAGCGTTAATATGTTCTACACTTGGGTCCATTGGAGCTGGTTCTGGAACTGGTGGCATTATAGAATCAATATCTTTCACACCCAACGCCTCGTACATTGTCCTGTAAGCAGCTGGTAAGTTGTGCATTCCAGGATTTGACATGGCCAGTTGTAGTGCTGTTTGTGCAAGTTGTATTCTTTGTGTTTGTGAGAAGATGTTTGGGTCTGCTACAGGTATAATATCTACCTTTTTGTCAAAGTCTGTTTGTTTAATTTGTCTTTGTCCACCCACAACATCGTATGGATAAACAGGTGGTAGGTATGTTGAAAACACACCAGACAATAACATGAATTCTTTTTTCATAGATTGATACAATCTTTTGTGTATCGCAGACATAACCCGCGAGCCACGTTCCAACAATGCAACAGTCGTGCCTACCGCAGCGCTTTGATTACCATCACCGACTTGCATGTCAGCGATTGATGCAAATCTTTGTCCTGCTTGTACAACCACACCCATTAATTGTAGTAATGTTTGGTCTGGTCCTTTGTAAGGTAGCATTTGAAATGCACCTTGAAGAGTTCCACCAGGGGCATCTACATCACGAAACTCGCCCGGCTGCAACGGTTGTGCTTCGTCACGGACTCTGATGCCTCGCATCTTGAATCCGGCTGGTAAGTTTGACAAGGTGCCGGCGTCTAGAAGCTGTCTCAATGCTGCAGTTGCAGTTCGAGACAAACCGCCGATCATATGAATTAAACCAAATCCATAGAAGCCTAGTCCTGGTAAAAACTTAAAGTGCACAAAATAATCTTTTCTTTGTCTTGTTGGATCTTGTGCGTCGAAATTTCTTCTTATCGATAAAACTTTTCCTGTGCCCTCATCTACAGTCACAACATACGGAAGTTTAATCTCTGTTGGCTCTCCTGTTTGCGGGTTCATGTCTTGGAAACCATCTAAGTCTAACTCTGTGTGACACTCTATTAGTGTGTACACTTCGTCTTTGCTGGAACCTGATGTTCCTTCTAAATCAGCCTTGCCTTCTTTTATGTCGTCTTCAGTATAAGCAGGTGATCCTAATTCAGTATCTAAATAAAAACCTGACACTTGCATCTTTCGCATTTCGTTTGCTGGCATTTTTACCACATGCATTATCGTGTCTGCTTCTTCAAGTGAGTTTGCACTGTATGGCACAATTAAATCTTCTGCAGGTACAAATTTAGAAACACATCTACCAAGATTAAAATCGTAATAAACTTTTTTAAATGCAGATCCTGCAAGCGGTAGATTAAATAACATCTGATCAAACTCAGGTTCGTATTCTTTCATCTCAACCATAAGTTGATAGTTCATAAATTCTTTTACACGTTCTGCCTGATCAGTTTTTACTTTGCTTGGTTTACCCATGACACGTGTTCTAACTGGGCCATCCGCTGGTAACAATTCTTTGTATGCAAGAGACTGAAACTGTGTGACTGCTTCTGCAAGCACTGGGTGTGTTGCACCAGATGCGCCCTGAAAAGGCTCTGTTCTGTCTTCGTATTTAAAACCAAGCAGATCTAATCCTTTTAAATAACTTTGTTCCCAATCATCTCTTGATGACTTGTAGTCCTCAAAAGCATCTATCAAATCCGCACCTATAGGATCTAAAATATCCTCCTCTAAAAATTCTGCTAAGTTTGCATTAGGGTCACTTGCTGCACCTGTTTGTATTGCCATTGAAGCAGGATCAAAATCTATCTCCATGCCACCATCTTCTGTTGGTGTCATCTCAATAGGTTGCTTTGGCGGCTCCTTTGGTAGCTGTATCTCCTGTGCTTTTTGTTTCGGACTAGGTATTTCTATTTTAGTTCTAGTCACGTTAGGTAACGCTTTATCTATTGTAGCCATTATGATGCTTTCCTTCTAAATAGTGTTTGTACCCCACCACCCATGTTATATCCTACTCTACCACCTTTTGCAAATTCTTCACCTGTCTTTGGGTCTTTGCCTGAAACATTTACGTCCGGGTTCTTTTGTGTTTCTGTAAATTTATCTGCCGCTTCTTTTAATTTTTGTTCTGGTGCTTTTACAAGATTAGCCCATGACTCCACACCAAATCTTAAATCGTCGTATCCGCCACCGCCTTCAAAATCACCAATACCTTCTCCTGGCCCCTTCATAAATTCATCTGCTTCAAACATGTTTGGATCTTTTGATACTTTACTTGTGCCTTCACCCATCCTAATATTTTCTTGTCCCGGTATAAATCTTAACTCGGTAATTTGCATATCGTCACCTCTACCAGAAATTTCTATTGTCCCATCTGTTTTATACTCTGTCATGAATATTTTTTTGTTTGGTAGGTCTGGATGCTCAAACTCATAAAAGTCATACCCTTCTCCTTGTTTAACAGCTTTAAAATCTGCTGGTATTAGTTTTCCTTCTTTTCTAATTTTATCTACAAGTGATGGAAACCAAATAGGCATACCTTCTGCTGTCAATGGTGTTTTGGTTGCGCCCTTTGTTACAATTTCTGCTATTTCTTTACCTGCTCTTGGCATGAACAAACTTGCTATTCCTGCACCCAAAGCTCCTAAGAAAGCACGTCTACTCATTTTTGGTCCACCACCACTGCCCTCTTTAAACCCTATGCGACCACCTTTTGCATTTAGCACTCTTTTTGGTGAAAATGGTGATTCGTAAACCCCTGTTCTTACAGACTCTTCATACGCTTTTTCTATTTCTTCCATTCTCTTTATTGCAGTCTCAAGTTCTCCTGGTGTTCTAGCCATCTCAGCCATCTCCTTTGCCAGTGCCATATCAGATTTTGCTTGTCCTGATATAGACGTCATGGCTTTTTGAAGGTTGCCACTCATCGCTAGATCATCCATGCCACCACCCATTAAGCTACTCATGAGTTTTCTTATCTTATCAGCCTCTGCCCTTACAGCGTTTACATCGTCAGAGTTTTTTATAATGTCAAAGTCAACGTCACTTACGTCTAACCCCATGGTTTCAAGCTGTTCTTTAACTTCATCTGTTCTTGCCCTTATTGTTTTTAGTTCTTCCATTGTTTCACTTGATTTTTTTTCAATCAACTCTCGTTCTTGTTTTAGTAAATCATCCAACATAGGATTACCTGTTTCACCCATCAAAGACGTGTTCTCTAAAACATCATCAATTAAGTCTTGTGCAAAGCCAAACTCATCCATCGTGAGTTGTGACTCTATGTAGGCATTTATTCGAGCATCATCATCAATCGTCACACGTTTTGGATCACCTGGGGAGTATCCCTCGTTCATCCTGTCAACAACTACCTGTCTTACGTCTTTTGGGTCTCTGCCTGTTGATTTAGCAATGTTTGTAATATATGGAATTGTTTCTGCTTCAATTTTTTTAACCATTTTATCAGGATCATCTTTTTTAACCATTAAATCAGGATCATCATCTGCTCTTTTAAGAGATTTAATTCTGCCTTTCTCTCGTAATTCTGCTGCTCTTGATTCTGGCGTGATACCTCTTTTTCTAATAATAAATTCTTCAAGAGATTCTATGTCATCGAAGCCCTCATCAAAATACTGTTCGGTTAACGCCTCATCAGAAAAGCTACCCACACCCTGTCTTTGTTGTGTCTCTGTAAAACTCTCTGGTGTATAACTTACAACTCTAGTTTTAATGTTGCCTTCTTGATCTATTATGGGTGTTTGTTCTTTGAATTGTCCTGGTGGTGTTGTTGGGTCGTATGTGCCGTATATCTCTGATGCCTCTTTTAATTTTTCTGCTGCTTGGTTTGTTTGTCTAATACCTGTGTCAGAACCTTTAAAAAGACTTTGTAAGAATTTTTTAAATCTTTCGATCATTAATAATACGTCCTCTGTTGCTGTGGTAGAGGCTCATCCTCGTAGTCTTCTGGATGTTCTACAAAACCACCTTGTCTAAATCTCATTACGGCTTGAGTCATGCTATCCACTAAGTCATCGTGTTCACCAAGTGGGAATGCAGC